CCTAATGTTTCTGCATCTATACTACCAAGTAATTTTAATGCTCCAGCCATACCCATTAAAGCAACACTAAATATCAATAAAGCTGCTGATGTTTGCTTAAGTCCTTTATGACTTCCACTAAAAGCTTTGACTGCTACACCCATACTACCTAGTAATACACCAAGACCTACTAACGCTGTTATCATTTCACCGACTTCAATAGTCGATAATAATTTTAACGCCAATGATAGTATACCTATAGCCGTCGCCATAGCTATTAATGAAACAGCTGTGCCTGTTCCGCTTAACAGTCCTCCTCCCGATCCTCTTCCTATCGTATTTATATATCCATATGCTAGAGCTAGTTCGGCAAATATAACACCCATACCAGCTAAACTTGTAGCTAAACTCTTAGCGTCTATACTAGCTAATAACATTAATGATGCGGCAAGCATCGTCACCGCCCCTGCTATTTTCAGCAATGTTCCAGCTTGTAAGTCTTTTTGCCATGATTCCAAAGCTTCTTTTGTTGTTCCTAAAACTTCGACCACACTCTTACCGATAGAACCGAAATTCTTAAACATGTTACTAAAGCTCTTAGTTACATTCTTAACGTCATCTGAGATACCGCCAATTTCTTTGAAAGTATCTTTGATGTGTCCAGCAAGCTTAAGACCTGACGCTGTTCGTAGGCCTTTCATTATTGTATCAAAGTTTATAGTTCCTACAGCTTTACCTATACCTTCTCCTAATGTGGATATAACTGTTCCAACTGGGTTTAGTATCTTACCAAGGTTACCGAACACCTTACTGAAATCTACGCTACCAACTGAATCGAAGAAGTTGCCTATTCCTGTTTTTAAACTTTCGAATTTATCGCCTATGAAAGTAAAGGCTTTATTTAAGCCGGTTCCTATTCTATCAAATACTTGTTCGCTTAATGCTTTTGAAACGGTACTAGCAAATTTACCTATAGTTGAAGTAACCGATAATACTGCGGAACCTATAGAAGGGAATACTCTAAGCAAAGGACTAAAGCCTTTTATAACATTTCCAACAGCACTACCAACAGACTTGAATACGTCGAATACTCCTTTGAAAGTGTTCTTAATTTTCTTAGCTGTTTCATCATTCATTTTGAATTTGTAAGTAAGGTCTCTGAACTTAGTAGATAAGTCGGTTAACTTTTGTCCAGTCATTGAAGGAAATACTTCTTTCCAAGCATCTCCTATTGATCCTAGACCTTTACCAACACTTTGTATAATGTTAGAGAAACCTCTTATCGCTGCATCTCTACCCCCACTCTCATTCCAGAACTTAAGCATATTGTTTCTAGCTTCGGTAGAAGGTCCTATTACAGCTTCGAATCCGTCTTTTATACTAGTTAGTAATTCTGTAGCTTGGTCTTTATCACCTATGATATGTTCCCAAGAAGTCGTCCATCCAGATTGTACTGTCTCTTTTAAAGTATCAAATAAACCTGTAACCGTACGAACTTCTGTTGCTGCTTTAGTGGCAGTCTGAGACATATTCATTATAGCTTTGACTTGCTCGTCTGAGTATCCTTGTGCTCTTAATTCGGCTTCGGTATATGCTCCCGAAATCTGCTTAAGCGTTTCAATCATTACATCTGAAGTTAACCATTCACCTTTAGTTAAACTCTCTCTAAAACTACCAAATTTTTCTATAGCTGCTTCAGCACCTGTACCCATTACTTCAGATGTTCTTATTAATGCTTTCTGGAATGCTTCACCACCCATACCTGCATTTTGAATTGAATTCCAGTCCATTAATTGAACTTTACCAGCGGCTAATGCTTGCGACATTTGATACATCGCACCTGCTGCTTTAGTTGCGTCAACACCAAAGAATGCCGCTAAGTTTGACATACCCTTTATCGATGCAACCGAGTCATCTAGTCCAACACCTGCTGCTGTGAACTTACCTATGTTGTCGGTCATCTGGGCGAAGTTGTAGATTGTTTGGTCTGAATACGTATTTAACTCATCAAGAGCTTTTGTTACTGTATCCAGAGTTTCGCCTTTCTCTGCTGTATTTGCTAAGATTGTACTTATAGAGTTAGTCTTTAGCTCATACTCTTGAAACCCAGTAGTAATAGGGTCTAGCGTTAATGTTTTAACCATCTTAGTCCCAAAATCGGCAATTTTAGAACCAAGGTTTAAAAATATCCCTTGAACTAGTGCGTTAAGTGCTGAGAATTTCTGTCCAACAGCATTAGTGGCATTACCTAACTCTTCCATGCTATCGGTAGTATCATCTATTCCTTCTTCGGCACCGTCCATCATACCTGCAAACTTTTCTGCTGCTTTATCTCTAATGTTTAATAAGAAATTTCCAAATTTTTGCAGTTTACTTTCTGATTCATCAATATCTATAATATCTTCTGTTTCGAAATTCATCCCAGAGACCTGAGCTTGAACTTCTTTCAATGCTTTACTTACTTCTTTTAACCCGTCAGCGGCGGATGTCTTACTAAGAGTCTCATTTAATTTCTCTAACGATTGTAAAGTCTTTGAAATCTTACCCTCAAAGTCGGAGTTATCAAAGGTCATTTTGACGATTCGTTCGTCTATAGAACTCATGATCTAGTCACCTCTCTCCATGCCGCTTCTGCTATCTGATCAAATATAGGTCTCATAGCAGGGTTGATGTAATCTGTAGGTGCAACATAGCCTCCGGTACCAGTACCATGTCCGAATTGTAATATTACTGCTATATACACCCCTTTGTTTTGGTCTGTGTTTGTCCAGTATATAACTACTCTGCTTCCTTCGTTTACTATTTCATACCCCCAAGATGCTGCAGTGGAACCGTCTTCTTTAGGAGTTGCTGCGGCTAAAGCGGATACACCCATTTGAGCGTACTTTTGTAATATCGAATTGAAATCCAGGTTTTCTATTCTGTTAAGGAACTTTAAAGTTTTATTAAAGTTTCCTGTAACTGTACATTTGATCATTTAATTCACCACCTTTAGGTCGTACCTACCCTTTAGTTTGGAATTGTTTCTTTCTAGCTTCATTCAGAGCTTTGTTTCTAGCTAATATCTCTTGTCTGCTCATTTTCTTAGGTGGATTATTCTTAATATTACATACTTTAACCAATGTTAATAATCTATTCAGATGCCAATACTGACACTCGAATGGAATGTTGAACGACACCATCCAGTAGTATATGACTTCCGATGTTATTGTCTCTCGTCCTTTACCAGGCTTATCATTTGAAAATGTGGTAGCAGTCATAGGATGTGCTATATAGTCGTTTATACTTTTTAAGTTATCTTCTGTTAGTCTAGTTAATACTCCTTTGTCTGTTTTTTCATCTATACACATACAATGAACATAATCTAGAATTTCTTCTAATGTTTTATTCTTACCATCCAGGAAAGGTTTACACCATTTTGATTCCCATTTTGAAATTGAGACCAGAGAATGTTCCAATTGTATAGTGGCGTCATCATAGTATATGAATTCGCTTGTTTCTTCATCGAAATATTCTAATCCAGGTATAGTTATCTCTAACATCTCTGGCCACCTTTACTACTTGTTAATGTTAGCAGGCATTATACCATTTACAAATGCCGCTGCTTCACTTTCGTTAAGAGCTAGTGACATGAATATTTCGCTGTATGCTTCGGTTTCAGAGAAAGCTTTTGAAATTTCTTCGCTTTTCATAAATCTTCTACCGTCTGCAGATTTTTCACCATAAGCTTTTAGCACCATTTGTTTGAATAAACTAACGATTTTTACATTATCCTTAGATGCTACTATTTCTTCTAGCATTTTAGAAAAGCCACCTTCTACAGACATTTCCATTTCAGCGACTTCTGCTTTAGATAGGTTAAAATAAAAATCTTCAGTTCTTTCCACACCATTATAGTCCACATAAGTTACAGTTTTCTTGATCATGTTAAATATCTCTCCTTAATTTAGTATTTTTGCACTGATAAAAAAATAAGAGCCCCACGTTTTTATTGCGAGGCTCTGTTAAATTACTTAAGCATTTCCATTATTTCATTAGGTAATAATAATTTAGCTTCGTTTGATTCGTCTCCGAATAATGCATCTTCTAATAATGCCATTTTTCCTTCGTCAACTTTAGATGCATCTATAACTAATGATGCAGTTGGTTTGAATCCATCAACTGGAACTGGAACTGTAGATAGTTCCCAGCTAAATGTTATTGCTTCTGGGTTATCGTTTATTGTAGAATATGATTTCTCAGAAGGTGCTACAGTACATCCATATAATAAGTGTAATTTGTAGCTAAATTCTTGCCCTTGTATATCGTTACCTACAGCTGTTCTGTAGCATAATCCGAATGCTCTTCTTGCTTGTTGACCTATAGTAACACCATTTGCTATTTGTGCACTACCGTCACATTGTTCAAATTCTTCAGGATATGTGTAAGCTTCTATTGTAGCCCCGAATTGTTCTGCAGATCTTAAAGTAAGGTATTTAACGTCATCTGCATATAAAGGAGTTTCTTCTGCTCCTGAAGGACTTTCTGTTACTGCTGTTAACCCATTCCATACTACTCCGTTTTTGTATGAACCATCATTGTCTTGTACGTATAATACGCCGTTCTTAACACCCGTTTCGAAGAAACGTTGTCCGACTTCGTCCCAAATTAATCTTGCCATTTTGAATTTTCCTCCTTGTTTTAATAATATAATGTGAAAGCGTAGTGATTAAGGTTATCCGCAATGTAGCCTCTAGTGAAACGACACATTGGGATAGCGTTTAATACTTGCTCTATTATTTCGATTGTTGGCTTCTTGAATATGAATACCACGTCATAACTGTTTGTGTAGTTATACACAATTCCATCAGCTCGTTTAGCGTCCCCAGCGCCAATATGATAAACAACACATGGGTATGAAATCTGTACTGAAGCAGGAGGTTGGAAATATACGTTGTTATTACCTACTAAGTTGCATAATTTCTCGTGTAGTTCTAATCGTCTATTCATTGTATAAACCTCCTATAGTCAGTACTAGTCTTGGGTACTGTACAGTGACTTCTGAAATCTTCCACTTCGCACCCATGAATACTACATATTTCATCGCATGGAAATTATTATTGGCAAACGGGTCGGCTATGATACTGATTTGATTGGAGATGTTAATGTCGTCATTAACTTTAGCAGAACCGCTAAAACGCCTTGAGTTTCTTATAACATCTCCGAAATATTCAACCTCTACTATCTGCTCTTCCCAGATTCCTGGTTCTGTTTCTTTAGTTACAGCATAGCCGATTACTCCACAAAACTTTGCCATTTTGAATTTCTCCTATCTTATTGAGCTTTTTCTTCTATAACTATAGCAGAGAAAGGTTTAACTAATGCTCCAGAGCATCTTGTTTCAATTAAGTATTTTTGTGCGTTGTAATCTATATCGAAATCTTCGAACATAGCAACTGCTCCACCTTTATCAGCACCAACGTTGTAGTCTTTTAAGTTAACTACTATTGCTAATACATTTTTGTCTTTAGCTAAGTTCTTAGCACCTTCCATAACTGGTACTGTAACTATGTTTTTAACTCTTAAAGCTCTAGCTAAAGCTTGTTCTGATTCGTATATTATTCTTCCGTTTTTGTCTTCTAATAATAACATTTCAACTAACATGTCTTCAGCTAAGAACATAGTTGGTTCTCCAGAACCTTTGTAATCTTTTCTAGCTCTTAATACTGATTTTATGAATCCTTTAGCCTTTTCTTCTCCTTCAGCTACTTCTAATTCTTTGTGTATAGCGAATAATGGGTCTTCGTTAGCTATAGATCTGATGTGTTGTTGTTGGATTTTGTTATCATCGTCAGCTAATCTTCCATCCCCTATTAATATAGCTCTAGCTATCTCTTCTTCTAACATCATTCTCATTTCTTGTTTAATCCAAGCAACTACATCGAAGCTAGTTATATCTATAACGTCATCTCTGTGTAATTTTTGCTTTTTGTATATAGTTTGAGGGTCAGTCGTTCTCTTTAATAGTGAGAATACTTCTTCTTTCTTTAAGTCACCTTTCATGTAACCTAATGCTCTAGCTTCGTCTTCTCTTATATCAGCAAACATAGATTTTATTCTAGAGAATGGTGTATGGTGTACTCCAGCCATTACTTGAGCAACCCATCCTGTGTCTCTCTTGATGAATTCAGGTACATTATTCATGTTTCTGTATTCAGGGAATAACATAGATATACCTTCGCCATCAGCGTTAGGTTTTATACCATAGTTATCATATATAGCATCTCCGTGTTCGTCAGCATGTTGTAATACTGCTTCTTTTAAAGACCCTAATCTTTTAGCGTCTCTTAATATGTTTTCTACATCAGCATGTGATAATACATTTTGGTTATTTTGGTTATCGTTTTCAAATACATTATGTTTCATTTCTTCTTCTCCTCCATTATCAATATTTGAATGTTGTGCTGCATTTTCTTCTAAAGCTTGCCCTATAAGAGCATACATAACGTTCTTTTGTTCTTCAGTCATAGAGTCAACAACGTCTTGGACTGTCTTTTCTTTCTTATTATCTTCCACTTTCTTATCCTCCTCTTTCTTATCATTTTGAATTTCTTCATCGGCATGATAAAGCTCGATGTCTTCTCCAGTGTATATAACACCTTCTTCGTCTGAAGTTTCACCGTGTCTAAGAATAGAGTCTATGAAAGCTCCAGGATTTGCTCCTGCTAAAACTAAACTGACTTCTCTTATGACACCATGTTCCACATTTCCACCTTTTTGTTTTAGTTGATTCGCATATATAGATAGAGCTGTAACATCGCCATGCTCAACTAGCATCTTAGCATTTTTACCTGCTTCTGTATCATTGAATGTGCAGTATGCATAAACGCCGTTATCTCTATTTTCTAATAATGCATGACCTAAAACATTAAGCGGGTCGTTGTGTTGATGATTCCAAACTAAAGGTACTGTCTGTCCATCGTTGTGTTTGAAAGCATCTTTCATGATAGTTCTTCCGTCTGAGCATTTTAAGTTATTCTTAGTTGCCCATCCGCTAAAATCATACTTCATCCTTATCGCTTACCTCCTTTTCTATAGTATTAGGTTTTTGTTCAACCTCTTCATTAGATTTGTTTAAGTTCTTATTACGTAACTCATCCGCTTCTGGGTCATCGGAAGGTTTGATACCAACTATTTGTCTTATTTCATTCGAAGATAAGATTTCGTTACGTGTGAATTTATCCGCTATTTCTGCCATTTCGTTAACAGGTACAAGTTTAAATGGGTCCCTGAAGAACTTGATAGCTTGTTTCTGTGCTCTAGCAGTTTTCGTTAAGAACTTACGATTCATCTCATCTACTATAGCTGCTATTATAGGTTCTATAGTACGATTGTAGTAATTCAACATAGTTTTATCATCAGCGCTACCATCTAGTATAGCTTGAGTCAGCCCAAGTTGACTGTATAACATATTAGTTAAGTATTCAATCTGGTGCATTAAGTTGTTCTCAGCAGGTCTATTCAACTGAGTTATTCTTTCTGTACCATCAGTATAAGCTATACCGTATTTTGAACCAGCAAGCTGCATCTCTATGTCTTTTCTTCTGTCTTCTGCTTGTTTACGTCTAGCTTCGCTCTTTATAACGTAAGGTAATTGTATTATTAAGTCTAGTTTTCCAGAACCTGACTGCTCATCCACTACGTCTAATAAATTTAACTTACGTATAAGACGTTGCATAGTAGAGTTGTGTTCGTTAATGACCGCATATAAAGGATTTTCTATTATAGCCACTGTGGTTTTAGGAAGAGTCACCTCTTCATGGATACCTTTTTGGTCATTGTATAATCTAACTCTCACGTGTGCCGGATACCATTCTATGATTTTACCAACCCTCATGGTATTTATTTCATAAGAACCAGATACGTTGGGGTTGATGGTTGTATCTACCGGCACTATAGCAACACATCCTTCATCCAACATGGACATTACCACATCTTGTAAGAATGCTCTACCTGTTTGGTCAATGTTCGCTTCAACATTCAAGCAGTTTTGTAATCCGGAGTTTATCTCTTCAGTGTATCTACCATTCTCATCAAGTCTTACATGTTTGATTGCTATGGCTGCTACATCTAAAGCCAAACGGTTATATACAGATGTTACTATCGATCTTTCATTACCTCTTGTGAAACGAACGCGGTCTGGTTTATTGTAACTAAAATATCCCATATCCTGATAGGGACGTCTTCTATCGTTATCCAAGAAAGCATTCCAAGCATGTTGTAATCTATCTGTTATTCCCATTTTGAATTTTCACCTCCTTATCGTTGAATTCCTTTAAGGTCGCGACTTTTCTTAATATGTTCGTCGCTCATGGCTATATCATAGTACTTCTGTAAGTCGTTAGCCGATAATTTCACAGATCCTGTTTGTTTTATAACGCCCATATTTATAACTATTAAAGGATCTTGAGACGCTCCTGTTTTTCTATCATTAGTATCACTTATAGCATCGAATCCTTTATTTGTTAGGTACGAATAAAAACTATCGGTTGTTGTAGATTTTTGTCCGACTATAGCATTACGTACATATTCTTCAGCCATTTTTATGTTTTTCGCGTCATTAGGGTCATTAGTAAGTTGTGATACTTTCTTTTGCCATTTACTTTCTGCTTTCTTGAAAAACAAAGCATTCTCGTTGTAAGCATTAGCGATATCTTTTGTTACTGCTTCTGGGTTTTTCTTTGCAATAGATAGGAAGGCTTCTACTACATCTCTATCGCTTGCCACTTTCATATCTTTCTTTACCACGAATGTGTTTTTATAAGCAGGGTCGCCGTCATACATAAAGTTACCCATCATATTTGTATATTCTGTTTTATCCCATTCGGTATATGCTGTGTATAGACGTTTACTTCTTCTGGAATTACTATCGTCTAAATTTATAGCTCTCTTAGCGATTGTTTGTAGCTCTGTCCCTTCTTTTATATATCTCTCTTTAGAATTCACTTCATCTTTATATCGCTGTGCTCCAGCTGGTGTTAATGACCCATCAGCGTTTTGGTATCTTCTAACACCCCACTTTTGGCCTTTTATTCCGTGGTGGTAAAGTTCATCACTAGCAATAAGGTCATCGATTCTGTATTCTTTAGCCATTTTGAATTCTCACCTCCTTTTTTACTCGAAGACATCTTTGTTTAGTTTATACGCAACATAACCATCCATCATAGCTGCCACGGCGTCTATCTTCTGGTCGTATCTTTTCTTTAGTAGCTTACGGTTACCGTTTGTGTCTTCTAAAGTTATACAGTTACCCATAGTAAATGTCATTAGTTCTTCGTCGAATATCAGCATCCTTTCTTCTGCTAGTTTCTTAAGTTCTCCTAATGGAACAGACTCAGTCTTAGCTCCTTGTATTACTTTTTCAATCCCGAATGGACCGTTTTCTCTTTCCCAACGTTCAACAAATGCTCTGGCGTTGTAAGGGTCAAACCCGAAACAACGAACGTCGTATTCTCTTTCGATTATATGAGCGTCTAAGTCATCGTAGACTTGTTCCATGTCAAGTACAGTTCCTTCCATCACAATTAAACTTCCCTCTCGCATGAACTCATCATACTTCAGACGCATAGCCCCTGGAAGTTTACGCAATGTTTTATCTGTAATGTAGTTTCGAGTCTTAATTCCGAACGAACCATCTCTCAGTGGGAATAAGAACGTGAATGCACAGAAGTCATCCCCCTGCGATAAGTCCGCTCCAAGCGCACAAGGCATTCCCCAGAAGTCTCTTCGTCTGTGAGGAAGAGTTTCTTCATAAGTAAAGAAGTAAGTGTAACCTTCCATTGGTATTCCGAAACGTTTAGCTAGAATATCATTACGCACTGCTGGGTTTT